GTCGGCAGTCCCTGATAAGATCTTCGAAGTACGGGAAGGGGGTACTACTGATGGGGAACCTATGGTTTTTGACTTCGGTAACCCGACCCGTAACAGTGGCCGTTTCTATGAGGAATGCGCAGGCAAATTTCGACACAGATACAAGGTTCGCTGCATCGATAGTCGAAACGTCAATATCACCAATAAAAACCGTATTGAAGCGTGGCTTGAGGATTACGGGGAAGACAGTGACTTTTTCAAAGTACGTGTTCGAGGTATGTTCCCTTCAGCTGGTTCTACCCAGTTCATTGCGACAGAATTGGTGGAAGATGCCCAGAAACGTGAACTGACAAAAGACCCTGATGACCCTCTAGTCATCGGCGTAGACGTAGCCCGTTTTGGAGATAATGAAAGCGTTATATATCCGCGTATAGGTAATGATTGCCGCTCATGGGCACCTAAGATAGGGCAGGGGAGATACCAAGGGATAAATACTGTACAGCTGGTGGGGAAGGTGATTGAGACAGTCAGAGCCTTCAGAGCACTAGGCATAGAGTATAGTGCGTTATTTGTTGATGGTGGCGGTGTAGGCGGCGGCGTAGTAGACCAACTTATAGATCTTGGGTACAGGGTTACTGAAGTTCAATTTGGATCTAAGGCTATAAATGAAAAAACTTATCGGTATCGATCAGATGAGATGTGGGGGAATTTAAGAGATAAACTTCCTCGCCTTTGTTTACCCGCGAATAATGAAACCTGTGGCTCAGAATTAAAAGACGACTTGACGCAAAGAGAGTACGGATATACACTGACGGGAAATAAGATACACCTTGAAACTAAAAAAGACATGATTGCTAGGGGGGTTACGTCACCAGATATCGCAGATGGTTTAGCTTTAACTTTTGCTGCTGAAGTATCCGTAATCAGTAACAATATACTTAATACGCAGCCAAGACAAGCAATCCATGACTATGATCCACTTGATAGCAAAATTTAATAAGGAAATAGGATAATGTGTATAGGAGGAGCGCCTTCAACCCCGCCAGTGCCACCAGCACCAGAAGCCCCACCACCAGCGCCTACGCCCCAAGATCCTCGGGTGACGCAGGCTAGGCAGGTACGAAGACAGCAAGCGGCGCTAGGAACAGGAGGACGGCAAAGTACTATTCTTACTTCAGCTCTTGGGCTAACAACTTCTGCAACTTCGGGCGCTAGAAAAACATTGTTAGGGCAATAATATGGCAAGTGATTTCAGCGGTCTGTCATCGTCTTCAATTCCCTTTAGTTTACGGGGGTATTTCGATAGACGAAAAAGTCAATTAGAACTAGAACGAGAAAGTTTTATCTCGCATTATAAAGACTTGTCTGAATTCATTAGTCCTCGTCGTGGGCGTTTTGAATTAAGCGATAATGACAGAGGAGGTAAACGCCACCAGTCTATAATCAACAGTAAAGGCACTCAAGCTCTTACTACTGCTAGTGCTGGGCTATTCGCGGGAGTTATGTCCCCCGCTCGCCCATGGTTTGAACTTGCAGTTTCTGATCCTGAGTTAAGTGCCTTCCCTCCGGTTAAACGCTGGTTGAAACAAAATGAAATGACTATGCGCCAGATATTCAATGGCAGCAACCTATACGTCATGGCCCCAGTAATGATAAGAGAATTAATATTGTTCGGTACGGGCTGCATGACACAAGTAGATGATAGTGAGGATCTAACACGATTTTATACTCATACTGTCGGAAGTTACATGATCGGCCAAGATGATAGATTTCGTGTGAATACGCTGATCCGGCAATACATAATGACAGTCGAACAAATGGCTTTAGAGTTTGGGCTGGAGAATATGAGTACGGCTGCTCAAGACCAAGTAGATAGGGGAAATCTATCATCCGAATTTATAATTACCCATATCATAGAACCTAATGATGATTTCCGTTTTGGAAATCCTATGGCAAAATTTAAGAAATTTAGATCTGCAAAATATGAAAGTGGACGTGGCAGCGCAGGCACCGGAAGCGGGGTCGCTGACAGTGTAGCAGGATCTATAGAAAGAGGTAAGTTTCTAAAACAAAGTGGATTTGATGAATTTCCTGCTTATGTGCCTCGCTGGGGAGTAACAGGCGAAGACACATATGGAACAGATTGCCCCGGCATGACAACGCTAGGGGATGTGAAACAACTACAGATACAAGAGAAGCGTAAAGCCCAAGGCATAGATAAGATGGTCAACCCGCCTCTTACCGGGCCTGCATCGGTCCGTAACGTGCCTGTAAGCTCGTTGCCGGGGGGTTTGACCCTATATGATGGCGACTCTACCCGTAACAAGTTAGAAGCTCTCTACAGCGTTAATCTTCCTCTGGGGCAATTGATAGATGATATGGACCGTGTAGAACGTCGCATAGAAGCAGCTTTCTTCGTCGATTTATTTTTGGCCATTTCAAGTATGGAGGGTATTCAACCTCGTAACGAACTAGAACTATCTGAGCGTAACGCAGAACGCCTTCTTCAATTAGGTCCAGTTCTTGAGAGAGTTCATGGGGAGTTTCTTGATCCATTAATTTCACGAACTTTTAATCAGATGGTAAGAGCTGATCTTGTTCCTCCTCCTCCAGAAGAAATTGCGGGACAACCTTTAGAAGTGAATTATATATCCTCACTTGCTCTAGCACAGAGAGCAGTGGATACACGCCCTATTGAGAGAACAGCACAATTTGTAGCTGGGCTTGTAGATTCTAATTTGTCAGACGGTAAAGTGTTTAACGGGGATGCAGCTGTTAAGAAGTTTGCTCAACTTAACGGTACTCCTCCTGATGTTATTACCCCAGATGATGTAATGGCTGATGAACGGGCATTTGAAGCACAGCAGGCACAGATGCAAAATAGTTCTGAAATTACAGAACAACTCTCTAGAGCTGCTGCTAGTGCAAGTCAAGTCGATCTAAATAAAAATACTCCTGTTACCGCTGCTATTAGTCGTATTAACGAACAGCAGAGAAGAGGAACATAATAAATGGCCGATGAAAAATCCGCCGGTTTATACGATGCTACTCGAATACAGCCGACCATTAACGATAAGGTAGTAGATAAATATCGTCAAGCAGTGGCAATTGTTGATCCTTTTGATAAAGATGCGAGACTTAGGTTAGCTTCAGTAGAGGGAAGTTTTCGATTACCTGTATCTTTACCCACCTTTCAACATACAAATGATTTTTGGGTTGAAGTAGCTAGGGGGAATATTACTGGGTTTAGATCTGTACAACTGATCGGTAGTAACCCTAGCGTCGGTACAAACTTTGAAGATATTTGGGATGTCGGCGGCACACTTATATACCCTACCGCCGGTGAAACGTGGGAAATTGTCAGTGATAGCGCTGATGATGCAGCTGCGGGAACAGGAGTACGCACGGTCGATATGACATATCTTGACGATGCTCTTGTTGAGCAAACTGAAACCCTAACGATGAACGGAACTACACCAGTAACTTTTGTAGCTACAGATGCTTTTAGAGCTATTAGATGCCGTGCAGCAACATGGGGATCTACGTTAGAAAATCAAGGCAATATAGATATCAGAGTGTCAGGGGGAGGAAACCCTAGATGCAGAATAATAAGAGATGTAATTGTTCCTGCTGATCCTATAGGACAGAATACTTCATTGGACGTTCATTACACCGTTCCTGCGAGTAAAATAGGTTTTGTAATATCTATTACAACGAATGTAGCCAAAGGACAAGATGCGATACTTAGAGCTTTACTTCGTAGAGCTAGTGGCGATGGTTTTACAGTTTCAGGAGAATTGAGCGCTTACCAGAATTCTTTTGTGTCAGAATTCGATAAAGGTTTAACCGCCCTACCCGCAGGAACAGATGTGAAGATTATAGCTAGGTCAAGTAATGTAGCTGCTCCTACATCAGTATTTATATCGATACTAGAGGTGGATATTTGATATGGTTTTAGCAATTGGACGTAATTTAAACACAAATGATATTGCGGTTGTAAGTGCTGGGGTTGATATGACCGCTGGAGCTACTGCTGAAACAGTATTAGCAGCAAACCCTAATCGAATATACGTGGCCATATCTGTATCTGGGCATGATGCCTTCATACGTTTACAAGATGCGGCAACGGGTCCTACAGTAAAAAAAGGTATTATTGTTCCAAAAGGCGGAACATATGAACTGCCCCCGGATAACATATATACTGGAGAAATATCTATCATAACGGTACTAGGGGCAACTACCCCCACTTATTTTGCGACGGAGTTTTAATCATGCCTGTATCTGGTTCCAGTTCCACCTTTAGTAACTCAGGCGCGATATCGATAAATGCTAATACTTTGACGTCTTCTGATCCTGTTGCTATACCTGAAGGGGCAACTAACGCAACTATCTATATTAAAAGTATGTCTGGGGCTAGTACTACTAACCGTATAGCACTAGAAGTTTCTCCGAATGGAACGGATTGGTTTACTACTGGTATCTCGGTGTTAGGGAAAGGCCCATCGACTATATTTGCAGGGGTTGCTGCACAAGCTAGACTAAGGGTATTAACGGTTGAAGGCTCTGCTGCTATGGTAGATGGGTTTATATTATTCGCGTAGAAAAGGAAAAGAAATATGGGGAAGAAAACTAAAGATCCTAAAAATGTAGGTGATGAAAAACAAGTTAAGGAAGATAAACTTAAATTTAAAACTCAAACATATATTGAACTTGAAGATCTTAAAGATATACTGAAGCAACCTAAAGTTCGAGATTTTCTTTGGAGATTGTTATCTGAAGCTAAAGTTCATGACTTTGGGTATTGCGGAAATAATGACATGTTAAACCATATAGAGGGCCGTAGAGAACTTGGTTCATGGGTAATACAACAAATATTGACAGCAGATCCAAAAGCTTATACACTAATGCAGACTGAAGCGGTATCACGTGATGCCACAAATAGAGGGAAGTAAGATGGCTGAAGAACAAATTTTAGGAGACGATACCGCAGAAGGTGGAGAACAAGGCGGGGAACAAGGTGGGGCTGCTAACGAGACTATACTAGGCTCAGAACCTAAAAAAGAAGATAACGAGAATGTAGATAAAGATACTGTCGAAGGTGGAAACGCTGGAGATGAAAAGAATTCTGATGACAAGGACGATACCAACGAGAAATCGAAGGACGGTAATGCCGACGACGATAAAAGTGGTGCCCCCGAAAAATATCAGGACTTCCAAGCCCCTGAAGGGATTGAAATTGATGCAGGATTATTGGAAAAATTTACTCCTATAGCTAAGGATTTAAATCTTTCTCAAGATAATGCTCAGAAATTAATCAATTTTCAATCTGAAGTCGCGACTGAAATGGTCAACGCGCAGGTAAAGGCTTGGGAAGATACTCAAAGCTCTTGGGTGGATAACGCTAAGAACGATGAAGAGTTTGGTAAGGGTAAATTTGACGCAAGTATTGTGACAGCCCGTAAGGCCATGCGAGAAATCGGAGGAAGTGATCTTGAAAAAGCTTTGAATGAAACTGGAATGGGCAACCATCCTGAACTTATCCGGGCGTTTTACCGGGTTGGCAAACTGATAGAAGAAGATAATATAAGTTTTGGTAAAAGCGGAGAAAAGAAACAGCTTACTCAAGCTGAACGAATTTTTCCAAATCAAAAATAATCTTCTTTCATAATGTACTTGAAAGGAATTAGTAATGGCTACTCTTAGCATTCAAAATCCGACCTTGTTGGATTTAGCAAAGCGTACAGATCCAGACGGGTCTATCGCTGCTATCGTTGAAATCCTCAACGAGACAAATGAAGTATTGGCAGATATGACTTGGTTGGAAGGTAATCTTCCTACAGGCCATAGAACCACTACTCGCACAGGTATTCCTGTACCCACATGGCGTAAATTATACGGCGGCGTACAGCCTAATAAATCAACCACAGTACAAGTCACCGACAACACAGGTATGTTGGAAGCTTTTGCTGAAGTTGATGTGGCGTTGGCTGATTTGAACGGCAATACTGCTGCCTTTCGTCTTTCAGAAGATCGTCCTTTTATTGAGGGTATGAACCAAGAAATTTCAGATACTCTATTCTTCGGTGACGAAGGTACAGAACCTGAAGCCTTCACCGGGTTTTCTCCTCGTTTTGCTAATCTCACAGCAGATGCGAATTCTGATAATATCATTGATGCCGGAGGTAGTGGTTCAGATAATGCTAGTATTTGGCTTATTGTTTGGGGTCCAAATACCGTTCACGGTATTATCCCTAAAGGTTCTGTAGCTGGTCTTAAAGTTGAGGACATGGGAAGGATCGTTCTTGAGGATGCTTCTGAGGGCAGTAACACTGGCCGCATGGTAGCTTACCGAACCCATTATCGTTGGGACGCTGGACTAACTGTTCGCGATTGGCGTTATGTAGTTCGTATTTCAAATATCGATAAGTCTGACTTGTCCATTTTGTATAATGCTGGTGCATTCGGTGGGTCTTCTGCTAACCTTCCCGATTTGATGTTCCAAGCTTTACGACTTATCCCTAACCTCAATGCTGGACGCCCTGCGTTTTATATGAGCCGGGATATCATGACCACTTTGATGCAGCAGTCTGCTGCTGGAGTTCAGAATTCTACTCTGACGACCGAAATGATAGGTGGTAAAATGCTTTCAATGTTCAATGGAATTCCATTGCGTCGTGTTGACACTCTGGCTCCTGATGAAGCTGCACTTACTTAATACTCGGTGAATGAAAGGAATACACTATGATTATGGACGAACGAACTGAGTTTGCCGATAGCGTATCTGTAGCTGCTGCTGCTGGTACTGCGTTAATCGGTGACGTTATTGATACAGAGGTTTTGCGTGATATCGGAAATGGCCAGCCCATTTATCTGATTATCCAAACAGCTGTTGAGATTATTACAGGTGGCGTAGCTGGAACGCTTAAATTCCAGTTAGCGTCAGATAGCGTAGCCGCTATCGCAACTGATGGTACTGCTACAGTGCATTTTCAGACGGATGAACTGGTAACAGATGATGCGGGGGCTAACGCCGTCCAATTCAATGCTGGTGAAACTATCGCTATGTTTGCCCTTCCTTTGGAAGGCGTAACATACGAACGCTTTATTGGTGTTCTCGCTGTGACAGCGACGACTACTACAACAGCAGGGGCTATTAATGCCTTTCTGACACTAGATCCACATGGTTGGAAATCTTACGCAGATGCTGATAACTAAGATCTACTGGGGAGAGTTTAGGCTCTCCCTATCTATTTAATTATTTATGAGGGAAGAAACAATGTCATTAGTTGTAAAATTTAAAAATGGTTTTCATATTCCGGGTTTCGGCAGAAAGCGTTTTCCAGTGGGCATAGTTACGGACGTACCAGATGCCCTGAAAGACCTACTACCTAAATCCGCAGAAATTTTGGAAGGTTACGTAGAAGAAGAAGTATTGGCAAAAGAAGCAGAAGATCTTAGAGCTGCTGATTATGCTCGTGCTGCTACGGATACAAGTGCTAAAATTCTCCATGAAGCGGGTTTGTCTGGCCTTGAAGACGCCTTGGCTGAAAAAGATAAAACAATAAAAGAAATTAATAAAGCTGCTGATGAAGCTGAAGCAGCAGAGGATGCGGCCAATAAACGCATTAAAGTTCTTGAAGCCCAATTAGCTACAAAACCAGATAAGCCTAAAACCAAAACTAAAGCTAAAAAGTAATTCTTATTTTCCGAAGCGGTATCACGTGATGCCGTTTCATACTACGTAGAGGTGTCCATGGCTACAACAACAGTAAGTGAAGTTCGGATATGCAACATGGCACTTTCTAACGTAGGTGCATCTTCTACAATTGAAAGCCTTGATGAACTTAACGCCCAAGCTAAAATTTGCGATCTATGGTATGATTTTAGTCGTCGTCAAACCCTTGCCATATATGACTGGAATTTTGCGCGTAAAAGACAGATACTAGCTACGCACACAGATGCCCCTCCTGACACATGGAAATTCCGGTATCAATACCCTGTAGACGCCGTTAAGCTGCGTTTACTCGAGAACCCTGCTGGGCGTATAGCTGATGCAGTCCCATTCGAAATAGAAAGTTCTGGAGAGACTAAAAGTATTTTGACAAATCTTGAGGAAGCTACAGCGGTGTATACTTTTGATCTTACTTCTACCCCTCTATTTTCTGAGATGTTTGTGGAAATGTTCGCTTTTGCTTTAGCTTCTAAAATCTGTTTTTCTTTGACTAGCGATTTAGAACTTCGAGAAAAAATGATAGATGCTTTTGTCCGTATGGCTCGCGTAGCTCCAGCCGTTAATGCTAATGAAAGAGTGGGGGAAAACC